TCCTCCAATCGTTAGTTGCATCTCGCTCAAGGCGAAGAACATCTGATGCACCTTTTAGAACGTGCAAGCCGCTTGATGGACTACTTGTTCCAATCCCAACATTACCGCTTGCATCGATGCGCATACGTTCTGAGCCAGCATTAGTATGAAACATTAAGTTTCGTGAGCCATCATAACTTATACCGCCGTCATAGGCATCGCTGTTGTTTGCATTAGCTCTTGAGAAAGCATACCAACCCAGACCAGTCCCAACATAGTTGGCAATGCCTCCAGCCGTACCATTTCCGACCACAAGGTTGTTAGCGTTAGCGTGGTTGTTGCTTGGCGTTGAGTTCCCAATGCCCACGTTGCCGCTGCTGTCGATGAGCATGCGTTCATTATTTCCAGCGGTAAAGAACTGTAAGTTTTGATTTGATGCACTTACACCTATTCTAGCTCTGTCTGTATTACTCTCGTAATCAAACCGAAGCATACCATCGCCAGTGCCACCATTGTTAATAATAAGTGTTCCGTCATTATCTCCAGATGTACCTGTTGCACCAATTTTAGCTGTGGTTGAACCTGTTTGTGTAACAGTCAGCCCATCGCTGGTCAAAGTACCCGTGATGTCTACGCCTGTGCTGGTGGTGGCGAGTTTGGATGCGTTGTCGTAATAAAGAGTTACTGCACCGTTTTCAGTAGCTGTCAAAAGGTTTTCAGTGTCAGCCGCATTGTTTACCAGTAAAGACGGAGTTTTAATCCTTACTCTTGTGTCTTCTCCAATGATTAAGTCATTAGTCGTATTAACAATATAGCTATTAGTCCCATCATGGTAAATCTGTAGGTCAGACCCTGCGCCGAAAATGGCTTTGCTGCTATCCGCGAACGTAATGTCGTCGCCAGTAGATACCGCAATATCCGTACCGCCAGTCGTGTTGCCATTAGCAAGAACCTCGGATAGTTCGTTGTTCGCACCAACCTGTGTATCCACATACGCCTTGATCGACTGTTGTGTGGCTAAGGCTGTCGCACTATCCGAAGCCATGTTGTCTTCGTCAAGAATCGCAGTCACTGACACGCTACCCAAACGCAGGCTGTCAAAGTACGCATTGTTAAAGACGTTCGCCGCTACCGCGCCAGTTCCAGCACCGTTAAAGAACACAATCGCTGTCGTTCCCGCAGGAATTTCATAGTCGTTACTCGCGCTATATGTCCCTTGAAACAGCAAGATGCTGCGCGAACCAGACAGGTTATTGCGCACATAAATAATCTTTTCCGCGTCATTCGGAGTAAGCTGCACAAACGCAGTGCCGCCCAAATCCCCGCCATCGCCAAAAATAACCAAACGATTACGTCCATTAGAAGACGCGCCATCGCTGATTGGCAACGTATTAGGAGAACCAGAAGACCCCGTGGCTGCAAGCGTTACAGATACCTGACCGTCAAGCGCGGTATCCAGTAATTCAAAGTTCGTGTTCGTTGTATCGCCCCATGTACCAGACTGTTCGCCTGTGCCGATGAGTTCGATGCCGTTATTCAGTGTATATGTACTAGGCATAATTTTTTCCTATGCTGCTATGTCATCCCAGCCCGGAGTTTGAGACGGTGTTTCGTCACTCCATGCTGGGGTGGAAGATGGTGTTTCTGGAGTATAACTCGGATTTTGATTTGGAACAATCCTACCCCAAACAAGAACTTGTCCCACGCTACCCGTTGCAGCAAGTCCAGATACAGGAACCTCGGCACCCGCATCGATAACAACTGTTCCAACAGCGGCGGTTCCTGCAACGCCAGTGACGTTCACAGTAACAAATATTCCTACGTCTACTGTTCCGACTGAAGCAGTCGCCCCAAGACCAGTAATGCTTACGTCTGCATCTGCCGTAACAGTGACTTCGCCACTCGATGCCGCGGCCCCAAGACCAGTAACGCTCACGTTCGCAGCGGCGTCAACAGATACCGACCCAACCGCGCTGGTTCCAGTAACCCCTGTTACGCTTACATTAGCTTCTGCAACAACCGTTACAGAACCAACGCCACCTGTAGCTTCTACGCCCGTAGGGGAAACATTAGCTTCCGCAACAACCGTTACGCCGCCTACGCCGCTTGTAGCCTCAAGTCCAGTTACAGGGACATTCGCCTCTGCAACAACCGTTACAAAGCCAACATTACCCGTGGCTTTAGGGAGATCCGTCTGCCCCCATGGCATATCGCCCCAACCAAAGCGGGACCAACCGCCGATTGGAACGATGATATCAGCCATTAGGCTATCCGAACAATGGCGTTACTTGCGTCCGCTGTCGGGAACACAATCGTAAAATCCCCTGCTGTTGACGTTTTATCCGCACCAAAATCCAACACGCAAACCGTGCGGTTGCCGTTCGTTGAATTGTAAATCAACGCACCACGAGCAGTAATCGTTGCCGAACTAAACGTTAAATCTGCAAAATCAATAAACGCCGTTGTTCCGCTAGTCGTCGGATCAATGTTCGTTAATGTCCCGCCACCAGCAGAATAACCTGTGCCGCTGATCTCATTCGTTGCAGTGTATACCGTGGTCGCTGCTGTAAACGAAGCATTGTTATCATACAGCGCAAGTTTATAAGTGTTTGCGCCTACGTTAAAATCGTGCAGACCTTCAAGAACTTCTTTCTTGAAAGAGGTGCACAAGAAGTTTCCTGTGAAAGCCATTTAAAAGTCTCCTTACGTTCTCGGTTTTCGAATAGCACCATAGCGGTATTCGTCGATTGTTTCTTGCGCCTCGCCCAAATTCTTCAAGCGAGCAATACCTTCCATATACCGCTGATTATACATCTGCATGAGATTTGGGTCGCCCTTCATAAACGTATACGCCTCTATTAACGAAGCATATAGTAACGCAATTTCAGCATTTGTACTCAACCAACTGGTTCCGCTATCCGCTCCCGCCGTTACAGAAGCGGGACGATACAAATAGTGTATGTCCACAGTATAGTTAGCGTTAGGAGTTGGAGCCAAAATAAAGTTATCAACGTCAAACTGTGCGTAGTATTTTGGCTGTCCCGTTGTCGTCGGGTCCGGGGTGTATGTCTGGACAAAGTCTAAATCCTTAAACAATAAAAACTCTGCATCACCGCTTACATCAATACTCAACGAAAAAGGAGCAAGAAAATCAGACGGCGCAGCCAAGTATTGATTGCCAGTGGTCATGGTGCCAAACTGGTTTTTCTGAAACAAATTTAACTGCACACTTTTTAGTATGCGCTCTTCGGCCAGCCGAATAAACAACGGCAAGTTATTTACAAACGTTGTCTCATCGTTTTCCGTATAGTCCTGAATGGCCTGCTTCAGTTCACCATATGTCATCGTCATGTTGTCACCGTCACTGTGCCCACCGAACCTATAGCCACCAAGTTATTGGGAGGCGAAAGACCCTCAATCTCGTTAAACCCTACAGGATTCCACCCATATTGTGTAGCCCTTTGCTCGGACAACCCGCTTTCCGGGCGAGGATTACGCAACGCTTGCGGATCCGGAGATGCCTTCGGAGGAAACAACTGAGGATGCTTAGGCTCAAACTCATCAGGACCAACCTTCGCACCTGTCCATTCCACCTTCATTTCTCGAAGACGGTAACGACGGCCCGATCTGTCCGATATTCCCCATGCGTGTTTGCCCGAAGCGTATGCCATTATACCCTCAGATATTGAATACTAGGCTGCAACTTCAACGGAACACGATCCTCGTCTTCATCCGCTGCACGTTGGAACTCCTCCTCATACACAGACTTTAAAAGTTGGATCCTGTCCGGAGCTCGTTTCATCGCAATGTAATAAGCCAAACCCGCAACCATACAAGGGTAAAACCTAAACGGCATGTCAGTGGTGTTGACCAGAGTATCTGCATCCTCAATCCGCTGCACATAGTAGTAAATGATTTGATCCGTAGAGTTTTCCGGAACAGCCCAAAGATTAATTACAGGGCTAATTTGCCGATCAAACCAAAACTGGCTAGGACGACCCTGTGTAGTCTTGTTGGGAAGAGTAACGTAATCGCCCCGACTAATCCGCTCCACCTCATAGTCAGTGTTGCCCCGACGAAGCACAATCTCCAACACATCAACAACATCAGGCAACAATGTCTCCTGAGCTTGACCTTGGGTAAGGGTTATCGTGCCCTGCTCCACAGTCCACATGTTAATGCCACGATTTGCCCATTCAGCAAACATCAGGTTCAAAGACCGACGCGCCGTCCGAGCATCATAACCAGTGCGAACCTCCAGCCCGCACCGCTCAAACGCCTCCTCGATTATCTCACCGACATCGAGGTTAAAATCTCTTGAACCTGAAGTAGCCATCTATCAACTCATGTTATTATTGGTTTTTGGTTAGTCTTTGTCATGACACAACCGCCATTTGCGTAACCATTAACCTTACCGCCGCGCATCATCTTTACCTCGCCGCCGCGCATCATACCGACACGACCGCCGCGCATCATTTTACCAACGCCATCAGCAGCGTAATCAGGGACCATTTTTCCCTGCTTGTTCTTAACCATGTTTAATTTACCCGGCATTTTACTGTCTCCTGTTTCTACGACCTAAGATAAGTCTTTCATACTCTTGAGGGTCATAATTTGTATAGTACCCTAGTTTCTCCAACTTTGCAGCAGCATTCTCTAGCTCACTCCAACGCTGCACAAAAACGATTGCTTCATCACCTAGATAACACAAAAGCCAAATGTCTTCTTCCATCTCAGCGAGAGCTTTGTTTAATTTCATACACCCTGCTTCAAGCTGTTCGTATGACCCCTCGAAAAAGTAATCCCAAATAAGGTTCACCTTAAAATTAAGTTTGTCAAACGATTTACAAACCCTTAGGACATCCGCCCATAGGTCCTCCGTAAAGATCATGTTGACTTCTCCCGCCTCAATGGCAGGCAACGCAAACGGGCAGGCAGCAACCCCGTTGTTGTACTCTGTTGGCTTTGCCAACTCTTCTGCCCAATCCCGTATCAAAACACTCTTACCAATCCGCCGGTAGCCTTTTTGTTTTTCCAACTTATCCGTTTTGAAGATTTCTTCTTCTTTGCTGCGGACGTACATTGCGCCATCGTAGGCCGACATGCGGGATAGCTTTTGCGCTTTTCGCCTTTCTTGCGGCCGCACGGCTTTCCCGTTTTACAATCAACCCAGCCCTTCCCTTTGTTTTGGGAGAACCATTTTCGCAAAGAGTTCTTTTCCGCCATCAGTACGTCCTCGTACTTTTCCGCCTGCTCTCCTCGACGCAACCACAACCAGATGCAATGATTCCACCGCCGCGATACCTATTACGAGCAAGGCGTTTTGGGTTATCAACCGCCGTCATCAAACCACCAGTAGCCGCTTTCTTAGTAGAGTTTCCCCAGTTGGCGGCTCCCACTTTTCGACACTTGGCTACCGCTCCGCTTGCGTAAGCCGAGGGCCAAACCTTGTATCTCGCCTTGACCTTTTTTGCGCAAGCGTCGAGCTTTTTCTTTTTCTTTGCCATTATTCCGTCCCTCCGGTGGTGTGGATATTTGGAACGACATTTGTCCACGACTTATCATAGTTTGCCTGCCTCACTAAAAAATCCTGCCACATGGGCTTTATCATCTTATAGTTTTCCTCAACCCGATAAGACACAACAGCTAAATCAGACTTCATCGCATAGAGTTGAGTTGAGCCCCAGCCCAAAAGTCCAACCACGATAACCGATGTTATATCCGAAAAGTTCACTCTCATCACGTTACCACATCTTGCACGACCAATAACGGGCCGTAAGTTTATCCAACTTCTTTGTGTCACAACCATGCCTAGCCCGGAACGATTTCCTACGCTTAGGATTTGATTTCTTAATCGTCATGTTAGCGTCGCCGAATCTAACGATCTTCTCTTTGCCCTTATCACAGGCTTTTACAACAAACTTCTTGCCGCCAGACTTTTGACGCTTAGGCTTGTTGCATTTCATCTTGGCCTTGTCGATCTTAGGCATTAGATTGGCCCCACATTTTGAACGTAAACAAATTCCATTGACGCAGAAACATTAAAGTCAACAGATCCAGAGGAAGAAAACGCCCTCATTTCTAAGTCTGTTTTTTCTGTAAACCTTAAAGGAAAAGTATAAAATTGCTCGTGTGCGCCATCTGTAAGAGTAAATCTTTCTTTTATTTGAAACACTTCTCCATAGGGTCTAGCAACAAGACTAGCATTTAAAATAGCTTTGGTGTTGGTAGATGTGCCCGTGGACAAAGACATCTTTGTAAGAAAGGCTGTATATCCTGTGGGAACTGTCCAAAGAGCCATCAATGTTTGATTATCACCATTGCCATTTATGGTCAGGTAAATATTAGCTGGAACTCCAGTGGTTACTGTGCCTGTTCCTGTGTAAATTGTGCCAGCATTTGCGCCACCACTACCTGCGCTGCGAACAATGCCACGATTTATCCGAAAGTACGATTTGGTAGTA